AACCTTGAAGTCAGAGAGCCCAAGACGAATCTTAACACTATCCAGCAGAGGATTGACTCGACCTAAGAAGCGGTCCCAAGTTGCCTGAACGTTCTGGTCAAACAGAATGTCGGCAGAGATTCTGGAAACTTCTTTCTTGATGAAGATCATCAGACGGCGAACGTTGATTCTATCAAGTGCCGAAGGAGTGACCTGAAGCGTCTTCTGACCGAAGACCACGATACCCTCAGATGGGAAGCTGGCAATCGGGTTAATGTTTGCCTCATAAAGCTTGTCTCTCTGCTTGGAGCTAAGCTTCTCGGTAACAGCCACAACCGGCAGACCAGCAGCGCCATCACCTGTAAGACCGCCGCGATTAAACCCAGCAGGCGCAAACCAAACTTCTGATTTTCTCTCAGAGCTTGCGAGCGTTCCAAGGATTGGCACAGTTGGAGGAGCCCAAAGGAACTGACCAGTGATAGTGTCCTGAATCTGGACCCAAGGATAATAAGTGGCACCGTAGCTACTATTAAGGCTTCTGTCTCTAAGTGCGGTAATAACACCGTCAAGACTGGTTGCCGTTGCGCGTGTCTTGAAATCATCTTTCGACTCGGCAGCAGGCGTGTAAACACCTCTCAGGTCAATAATTGCAAGTGCATCTCCGCGATCTTCACAAATATTAATTGCCTTGGTTGTAAGAGTCTCGTTGACAATACCCGGCATTGCGAGCAAGTTCATCTCGACAAACTCAGGATCAGACACGGTACCAAGCGCTCTGTCAACAGTGTTGTACACTGCGCTGTTTCTGGTGGTTGCGCTGACTCCACTAGGCGTGAGCCTGTAGTCAGCAAATGGCTCTTTGTCAGTAATGTCAAAACCATCAGTGCCACCATACAGCGGAAGAGTAAACTGGTCGAATCCCTTATCAAGAATTCTGCCGTAAGCAGCATTGGCAGGCGTTCCGTCGCCTCCAGTATAAGAATCGCCAGTAGAGACACCACCATCGAAGCGGCGACCGTTTCTTGAACCAGACATCCAGTAAGCCTTGGTTGCCTTGCCACTTGGGACCACAACATCATCAAGCGTAAAGATGAAACTATACTCAAGACCAGTCGGTGCTCCACTGAGGCTATCAAAAGCAACGCCGCTTGTGGTGTTTGTGCCTCGTACAAGATCGACATACCCAGCATCATAGGCAGTAGAGTTTCTTGCCGAATCATAAAGGTGCGTCTGTAGACCAAAGTAAGCATCCGTTGGAGCACTCGTATTGTGATCCGAAGCAGACAGCCTTGTAAGAGGTGCTGGGAAGGTCAGCGAAGCAGTCATACCCATGATGAGGTTCATAGCGTTAGACTGCATGCCAGCCTGTGCAAAATCCGCTGACAAGGTAGCCACATTTGTCTCTCCAATGCCCATAGCATAAGGCATAGCAATAGAGCCAGAGCCAGCGACATAAGAGTAATTTGTCGTGTAACTGCCTGTGAAGTTTACCGTCACACCAGAATCAAAGCCATCAGTGTGGATCATAGGCTGAATGGCGCTGATTCCCGTCCCGTCTACAAGATGAGAAGAAGAGAGAAGCGTAACGCCCGGAGGACGTGGAGGTCCAAAGAATCCGAATGGAAGCAATCTGGCGTCCATGCTAGCAACATCCGCGTTCATCTCAACACGAATAATCTCAGACTGATTATCAAACTCGCCAT